CCCTTTCTTATTTCGTATTAAGATAAAAATTATCTTAACTCTCTTAAGTCAAATGTTCTAACACCATCAACTGTAATCTTACCGTAGAAACGGTTGTTCACCATCTTCTTAGCGTATCTTGTCATGATACCCTTGATTGGTGTAAAGTTGAATGGGTTGTACATTGTTGGTGTCAACTGTAGAGGTACGTATGGAGCGTATACATATCCTGTGTCAAGTAATGATGAACCTTTGTGTCCCAACAATACTGTGTTTGGTGGGAAGTATGGGTCACGGTAAACTTGATATCTACCTGATAATGTACCAACTCTTTCGATACCCATGTTGTAGTTGTCCTGGTCAGGAGCCGCGTTTGAAACGTGGAAGTACTCAAGGTCATCGAAAATTGCTGAAATCTCTGAAGATACAACAATCCAGTTAGCACCACCTCTTAGAGTTGATTTATGGATTTGTGCAGAAATCTGATTGATTGCAGTAATCAATGTCTGATTCCAATCCTTTTGGTTGTAGTTGACAGAACCGTTGTTCAATCTCTTCCAACCGTTGTAGTCCCATCTTAATGACCAAGCTGCACCTTTTCTTAAGTCTCTTAAAATCTCACGGTCAATCTCTGCCGCAACCTGCTCTGACAACAATGCTGTCAATTCAGCTTCCGCATCGATGTTGTGGAATGCAGAGACGTCTTGTGCGAGTTCTGGTGACCACTGAGCTCTTAACTTTCTTTCTGTAACAGAAACAGTAACAGCTTCTAAGTCGAATGAAACTTCACCAATAGCGTCTTCAAATTCTAATGTCTCGTAGACTCTGTATTCAGCAGTGAATGTATCACCTGACTCGATTAACGTACCTGTGTAACCATCGATTGAGTCAGTACCTATTTCGACTGGAACCGCTAAGTCAGCTTCTAAGTAGATTTTACCTGTAACGTCACAGATATCATCAAACTTACCACCAGGTCCTGGATTAGCACCGTTGTAGAAACTAGTTGATGTCTCACTACCGTAGTTAACAATACCCTTACCGTACTTCTGAGTAACAACTCTAAAGTTCTTGTAAGCCGCAGTACCTTCTCTTAATTCTAATGAAGAAAGGAATTCTTCAGTATCCATTTCGTTACCGTCAGGACCGATTAACTTACCAGCGCCTGCAGAACTAAATCCTGTTAATTGGAAAATTAATGACCTAACAGTACCACCACTAATTGCGGTTGTGTCGTTATTTACAGCCTTACCTAACGCAACTCCAAGAGTAACCGCAGATAATGAGTCTCCGTTCCAAATAACTGGGTCAAGAGTACCTGTCTGAGCACTGAATCTACCTTTTGAGTAGTCGAACAATCCTGCTGGGTCAGAGTTTGGTGTATCACCCTCGTAGAAACGGTCATACAAGTTCTTACCAGTGTCGTATCCTGCGTCAACAGCACCGTTTTCGTTACCTGGTGCACCGAATGGTTGACGGTGAGCACCCGCGTCAGTTCTATTCTGAATCTTTGGTACAAAGTAGAACAACTTACCGATTGGTAGGTTCATAGCCTGTACTGAAACGATGTCGTTAGCCAACAACTTAGAGAAAACTCTTCTTACGATTGGGAAAACAACTGTTTCAAATGAACCTGAACTGTCAGATGCAGCAGCTTCGTTTATCAAATATGATGCTTGGTTCTCATATAACTGAGCCATATTTTCTTTAACGTGTCCCTTAAGACCGTCGAGGAACCCTAATTTGTCCCACTTGTTGATTGTGTCCTCCTTGATAACCTTGAGGTGCTTAAGACCGATGTTACCAACTAGACCTGATTCTAATAATGCTCCCATTTTAATATTTTTTAAGGAATTTTATTTTTATTTTAATTTACTCATTAAATCTCTCATTCTTAAGAACTGAGGGTTTTCATAAGTTTTACTCTCGATAAGATTGTTCGCAGAACCCTTAGTTGGAGTCTTAGTAACCTTAGATTGTACTGATTCAGTAACAACGTCAGTTTCTTTTCCACCTAAGTCTTCTTTGATTGTCTTATAAAGAGACTTTGATTCTTTAAGAGTCTCGACACCATCGAAACGTCTTAAAATATTTATTTTCTCTTGCTTCGTAGTAGAATGCTCAGTGAATAAACGAGTAGCGTAAGCTAAATTAGAGTTGAAAACAGCCACTTCGTTAAGCTTCTCTTTGAAAACATTAAGTGCCTTACGGTACTCTTCATTCTTTTCTCTAAGTTGTTTAACTTCTGCTTTTAATTCTTCATTTTCTCTTACCGCGGGTCTTAATCTACCCTTAGCATAAGTTCTCACCTCTTCAGGTGCAGATTTAGCGTTTGGGTACTTTCGTAAAGACGCATTAGTTCTAGCAGTTTCAGTGGTTTCACCTTCGTTACTTTCGTAATCTCTGTGTGACTTAGACTCATCGCCTTTGTTCCCACCGTAATCACCTTCGTTAGTTTCGTAATCTCTGTGTGACCTAGACTCATCGCCTTTGTTCCCACCGTAATCACCTTCACTCATTTCTTCTTCGTCAGCTTCTTCTTCACCAATCTCGATTTCATATACCACTTCTTCTTCTTCTTCCATGTGGTCTTCTTCTGTGTACTCACCTTCATATGCTTCTTCTTCTGATTCACCTAACTGAATAACGTATTCAGCATCGGTCTCTTCGTCTGATAAATGAACGTCACCACCGTCTTGCTTTACAATGATACCGTCTTCTTCACCCATAGCTTTAAATACCTTTAGTATTTCGTCATCAGAAGCTGCGGTTAAATCGAGAGGTAAAAGAACCTCTTCTTCATCATCAACTTCCAAGTCGTCACCAGGTAAATCGGTCATTAACATTTCCTCATCACCCAAGTCTAACTCTTCGTCGTTATCAGATTCCATATCGTCACCCATATCAAGACCTAAGTCTTCAAGAGCGTCTTCCATGTCACCTTCTGCGTCATCAACTTCAACCTCATCTTCAACGTCAATTTCTTCCTGTTCGGACATTTCAACATTTTCTTCTTCAGTTTCTGTTTCAGACATTTCAACCTCTTCTTCACTAAGAGATTCTTTTACTAATTCACTGATTTCTTCCTTCATAGTAGAAGCAAGTATTCCTTTTGCATT